TTTGTCAAAAGTTTATAAACGAGGTCTTGGTGCATATTATTCGTCAGGATCTCGACCAGGTACTTCTGCGCATCAATGGGCAGCAGGCAGAGTACGATCTTTTGCTACAGGCAAAGGTGGTGCTAGAAAAGCCGATGCAGATTTATTAAGACCAAAAAGTAAAAAGAGGACAGCGTAATGCCAGGTTATCATTCAAAAAGAAAAAAGAAAAAAAACACAAAGCCTAAAACTAAAAAGAAATATTAAATATGAATAAAAAAATAAAAGCACCTAAAGGCTATCACTTTATGAAGTCTGGCAAGACTTATAAATTAATGAAGCATGAGGGCAAATTCAAACCACACAAAGGAGCTAGTCTAACTGCTGAGTTTGAAGTGCAAAAAACTCATGGTTAAAACAAGTGGACTTTGAGCAATACTATGTTGAAGCATCTCTATTTTTGGCAAGCGTTTTAGGCGGACTTGCTCTCAAAGACTATTCTGTTTCTTTTATCAAAGGTCTTAAATTTAAACTCAACTCACAATTTAACGAAGGCGATAAAGTCTTATTAGATGGCGAACAAGCCATGATAATTAAGATTGGCATGGGTACAACTGTTTTTGGCGTATATTCAAAAGATGGCTATACTTGGCGTTATATTAGTAATAATAAAATAGAAAGTTTAAAACTAGAAAAAATAGTTGATAAAAATTTACACGTTGATTCAGCACATGAAAAAGCTATGAAACTACAAAAGATATTGGAGGGCAAAGACAATGATTGATAAATTTTTTAAACCAATAAGCGATTTAATTGGTAAAGCCATACCTGACAAAACTAAGCGTATGGAATTGGAAGCAAGTATCAAATCACAAATGATTGATTTGCAAAAAGCTCAAGCAGAAATTAATTTAGAACAAGCCAAACACCCTAGTATTTTTGTTTCGGGAAGTAGGCCTGCGATCCTCTGGATTTGTGCATTGGCTTTGATGTGGCAATACTTTTTAGCACCTTTGATGAATTGGATAGTAGTTATCTCAGGCTCATCAATACAGCCACCAGTTTTAAATACTGAAGGACTAATGACTTTAACTTTATCTTTACTTGGTCTTGGTGGTTTAAGAACTGCTGAAAAATGGAAAGGTGTAGCTCGTAATAATATGCGAGAAGAAAATGTTAAAGATGTATTAAGACCTTGATATGGTTTTTATGACAGAAATACCAGCAGTCTTATCCGATAAGAGCGTTAAGATATTTGAAGGCCCGTTGGTTTATGCAGATGATTTTGCTGAAGCCGAACGTAAAGCAAAAGAAATGAACAAAGACTTAATGGTCGTAGGTGAATACTATATGGCTGAAAAAGTATTATTTGAAGATGAACTGGGAACTTTATAAAAACTTTAAACCAGAAGAATTTGCTTGTCAGCATTGTGGCAAGGAAGGTATTAAAGAAGAATTACTCAATAGACTGCAAGCTCTTAGAACTTTCTTAAATTTTTCTTTTGTAGTCAGTTCTGGCTATCGTTGTCCAGATCATCCAATCGAAGCAAAAAAAGCCAAGCCTGGTACACATACTACAGGTCTTGCAGTCGATATATTGTGTCGTGGCACAGAAGCATATAAAATTATAACTCATGCACAAGAATATGGTTTTACAGGTATTGGTGTTAATCAAAAAGGCAATAGTAGATTCATTCATTTGGATATTGCAGATCACTCAGAAGAAAGACCAAGACCTACTGTTTGGAGTTATTAATGGCAAAAGCAACAGTCACAGAAGTAGATAAGCGTTTAAGTTCGCATGAAGCTGCTTGTGAACAACGCTGGAGAGAAAATTACAGACGTTTAGAGTCTATTGAACATGGCATTACCTCACTCAACAAAACCCTTAGAAACACCCTAATATTTGTCTTAACTATATTTTTAGGCGTTACAGGATTTCTACTCCAAGAAGTTATTTACCAAGCCATAGGATAAATTATGCCCTCACAAAAAGAAGTATTAGAAGCCAACGAAGCAGAAGTTATTTTAAATAGCGATGTATTTAAAAAAGCTGTTGCTAACCTCAAAGAAGAATATATGCAAAAGTGGGAAAACTCCTCTGAAGCCGATAGCAGTTTTAGAGAAGATTTACACAAAGCAATCAGAATTTTGCCTGAAGTAGAAAAACATCTTAGGATTATTATTGAAAAAGGCAGAATAACTAAGTCTCAATTAGACAAGATAAGAAGCATAACTAGGTAATAAACCTTGAGCTTTCCTGGTCTTTTAGAGTAAAATTCAAACATTATTTACACAATGAGGTAAAAACATGGCAACAACGGAAAAACCGATTGCATTAAGAACAAACTTACAACAGGCAGAAGAAGCATTTACTACTTTACTGACTCCTGAAGAAGAAGCACCAGTAGAAGAAATTGTTGAAGCTGTCGAAGAATCTGTAGAAGAAATCGAGGAAGTTACCGAAGAACCAGAAATGGAAGCGGAAGCTGCCGAAGAAGTCGAAGAAACAGAAGAAGAATATCTTGAAGAAGATCAAGATGAGTCACAAGAAGATCAAGTAGAGCTTTTGGATGACGAGCAACCTCAACTTTATACCATTAAAGAAAATGGTGTTGAAGTAGAAGTCACACTCGAAGAACTCCAAAACGGCTACAGTCGTCAGCAAGACTATACACGCAAGACTCAAGAATTGGCTAATCAACGTAAAGAGATTGAAAGCCAACAAGCAGAGTTAAGGCAAAAGGATGACATTTATAAGGATTTGTTACCGAAACTTGAAGCTAATTTAAAAGCTGAGTTAGGTGAAGAACCAGATTGGAAAGCTATATATGACGAAGATCCTATTGCTTATGTTCGTGAAAAAGATGTTTGGAACGAAAAACAAAAACGCTTGGATGCAGCTCAAGCTGAACAGCAAAGAATCAGAGATGAGGAACTTGCTGAACAACAAAAACAAATTAAAGAATTTGTTGAGCTTGGCAATCAAGAGTTATTGAAAAAAGTTCCTGAGTGGAAAGATGCCGAAAAAGCTAATTCTGAAAAGATAGCTATTAGGGATTACGCCATAAATGTTTTAGGATTCACGCCACAAGAAATGGATCAAGTTTATGACTATCGCATTTTGTTAGGTTTAAGAAATTCTTGGTTGCATGATAAAACTATCAAAGCAACAAAGAAGAAACCAACACAGAAAGCACCAGCCAGAGTAGCTAGACCTGGTACTGCCAATCAAGTTAAGAAAACAACTCCTTTGAAAAAGTCAAAACAGAAATTAGCTAAATCTGGAAAAATCCAAGATGCAGCTAAAGTATTTGAACAATTAATTTAATTTCTAGCGAAAGCTAGAAGGAGTATATAAACATGGCTAAAGTCACAAACGCCTTTGATACTTATACTGCGACTGCTGACAGAGAACAATTAAGTGATGTTATTTATAACATCTCTCCTACAGCAACTCCTGTAATGAGTGCCATTGGTAAAAACAATGTAAAAAACGTGCAATTCGATTGGCAAGTAGAATCTTTGCCAACTGCAAGTGCAACTGGGAAACTTGAAGGTTTTGAACTTTCAAGAGCAGCTTCGACTGCTACAACTAGAGTAAGTAATGTATGTCAAATCTCAAGCAGAGATGCGACTGTTACTGGCTCACAAAACGCTTCTGATGCTGCTGGCAAAAGAAGTGAAATGGCGCACCAATTAGCTCTTATGGCTAAAGCGTTGAAAAGAGATATGGAAGAAGCCTTAACTCAAAACAATGCTAAAAACGCTGGTAACGCTACTACTGTTAGACAAACAGGTGGTCTAGAAACTTGGATCACTAGCAACAAGTCTATTGGTACTAATGGTGTTTATGGCGGAAGTGGTGCAGCTACTACTAATGGAACGCAAAGAGCTATCACTGAAACTCTTGTTAAGACTGTGCAACAGGCTTGTTTCACTAATGGTGGTGAGCCTTCATTGCTAGTTGTTGGCCCTCACGTGAAATCAGTTGTATCTGGTTTTACTGGTAGAAGTTCAGCTAGACAGTTTGTAGATGCAAACACTATTGAAGCGTCTGTATCTATCTACTCTGGTGATTTTGGAGAACTACAAGTAGTTCCTTCAAACAGAAGTAGAGCTAGAACTGCCTTACTATTAGATCCTGAGTACGCAAAAGTTTCTTATCTTAGAGATTTTGAAACTATTGACATCTCAACTATTGGTGATGCTGAAACTAAAATGTTAGTGGTTGAATTCGGTTTAGAAGTGAGCAACGAAGCTGCTCATGGAGCTGTATACGACTTATCTACATCATAAGTTTAATTAAGGGGGGTGAGTAATCACCCCTCTTTTTTAAGATGGCAAGAAGAACAGTAATAGACACCAGAACAAACTTTGTTAGCGAGTTCGCTACAGAAGATGATAAGTTTGTTTATCACACCAAACAAAACGTAGCTCCAATTTTGAAGCACGTTAAAGACTTACAAGAAATAAAACCAGGTAAAGAATTACGCCATGTTGCGGAAGTACCTATGGTAATATATCAAAAAGCTATACGAGAAGGTTGGGCGAACGATAAAGCCAAATGGAAAAAATGGTTGAACGATCCCAACAATAAACTTTTCAGAACTTAGCAAGGTAAATTATGACGTACGATGATTTAAAAACACAGATAGCAGATTTTCTAAATAGAAGTGATTTGACTTCTAAATTGGATTTTTTTATTGATGCTACTGAAGGTGAACTTAACAGAAGATTAAGAACTAAAGATATGGTAGTTAGAGCAACTGCTACTGCTGATAGTCAATATTTATCTTTACCTACTGATTGGTTAGAAGCTATAAACATAGAAATTACCTCTGGTGATTTCACACCTTTATTACAACAATCCATAGAATCTTTAGATGTTTATAGAAAAGCTAACGACAATACTTC